CCTTCTTCCAGAAGTCGAGGAAGCGGTTGACCAATCCCCCGAAGATGGTCCCGACAACAGGAGGATATGGGAACTGGATTCTCGCTCCCGCTATGGGGGGAGTGATGTAGTGCGTGTCCCTGATCCAGCGCGGGATAGAGTCGAACCTTTGATCCTCAGGCAGATACTTATCGTAATAGTAATTGGCCGCATACAGGAGCATCGTCGGGACGGTGACGGTGGCAACTGTAAGCCCGAGCGTCCCCTTCAATCCGAACTTCGCAAAGCCTTTCGGATCGTTGGCGAAGGCTTCGGCAAATTGCTTCACACCCAGTATCTTCGGGCGGAAGAACGGGACTTTCCGAGCGATGCTGTTCACCGCCTGAAGCGAGGCTTTCTCGGCGTAATCCAAATAGGCTTCGCGTGAGAGAGTGGCGGACTTTAATGGGGATAGCCCCATGTCCAGCCCCTTCTTATAGGCTCCCACGCGAGCCGCGGCGTCCATCCTCTCTGCAACCCACTGGTAGGCTTCCAAGGGATGCTTCACCGTGTTCCAGAGGCGGTTGTAAATCCCTTCTTCCTCGAAGGTCTTTTCCATGTCGCGCTGGAACCACTTAACGTCCATGTCGGCCAATGCCGTCCCGGCCCCACCATTGGCCAGCCACGACTGAAACACGCCGTTCTGGGTAAGCACATCGGATATGCCGCTCATCCACGTCAGGAAGGGCGGGGGATGAAGGGGCGAAGCGATGTAGGCAGTGATCTGGTGGCGAAGGGTGATCCGGGTAGGGAAGGATGGATCGAGGACCACTCCGGCCCTGTCCAGCGCCGCGATCTTGTCGAGAGCCTTGCCAATGATATTTGCTTCACCGGCGTTGGTTGTACGCCGCATCAGCGCTGCCAAAGCAGGATCGTTGGCCTTCCACCGCTCCGGCACACCATTTCGGTAGTAGATGAACTCGTTGGGCTTGAGCTTTCCGAAGGCTCGTTCCGCAAGAAGAGGTTCGTAGGGCGTCTCGTCGGTAATGCCGTAGGGAGCCAAGGCCTTCGATTTGGGAGCGGCTGCATCCTCGATCTTTTCCAGCCCGAGGTCGGGGAGATTGCCCCTTTCGACCTGGCCGATGATCGAACCGATGGCGCGGTTCCTGTCGGACATCGCGACAATGACACGAAGGTTGTCGAGGGTCGCGCGAACCGGATCGATGATTTGCCGGTCTGAACCTTCCATCTGGCGGAGAGGGTCCCTGGTGTTGAACTTGCCCCCGCCGGTTCCGAACGCTTCGTCATCACCCATCACCCGTCGCATGGAAATGTAGGCGGGATTGTCGCGGATAATCGCGTCAATCTGGCCCTGACTGAAAAGGCCGCTGTCCCGGCCATACTCAAGGCCCCCGTTCATGACCTTGTTGAAGGTCTGGGTGGCGCCGTCGTATTTCTTCCGCTCGCCGGTATCTTCAGCGAGAACCTTTGCAGCGTCGAGGTTGAAGCCGGTCTTGATCCCCTGCTTGTCTTTATCGACCGTCCGCTTGGAGAGCATGTAGGCCAGCCAACCCTTCATATCCCCGCCGGACTTCCGGACTTCATCCACCGCCTTCTCGATTGAGGGGCTGTCAGGAACGACGCGGATTTCGTTGTTCTCAATTCTAAGAACGCCGTAGCGCATGAAGGCCCCGGCGCGCGTGTCGGAGGCGTAGGTCTGGCGGAACATGTCGCGCTGCCCCACGTCCCTGTTTCTGTCTATCGCTCCTTCTTCGACCAACCGGCTGTCGATATTGTAGGCCGGCTGTAATTCACTCACATATTGCTGGAGTATCCTCTGTGGATTGAGGAGGCTCGGGGGTTTCGGAGGCTCCCCGATGTTCGCCATGATCTCATCGATCGCTTCGTCCGGCGTGTAGGTTTTCTTTGGCTCGCCCTCCGGACCTTCCTCGCCTTCAAGTGTGGGAGGTTCTCCACCACCCGGAGGCGCGGGAGGGCCACCCGCCCCCTCATCGGCGCGGTTCTCTTCTGACGGGAACACGCGAAGGAGGTTGTTTCCGCCTTCACCCCCGGCCATTTCCGTTTCGCCGGCGGACTCCGTAGCGCCACCAGAGCGTCTCCGGCCATTGGCGAGATACTTCTGGGTCTCCATCGGGAGCCAGCTTTCATCACGCGCAGACGGAACGCTCTCGTAGCGGATTCCCCCACGGGCCGTCTTGTCGGGGATAGCCTCCAGCATCGTCCCCGGACCCTTGGTGAGATATTCTCCCGCTCGTCCCGGTCCCGCGTTATAGGCAATCAGCATGGCGTTCATGTCGCCGTGAAACCTCGCGTGGAGGTCGGCGGCGATCTTGTGAAATACCATCGCGTTGTTGTTCGGATCGTGAAGCCACTGCGCCAGCTCGGCCTGGCTCATTCCCTCCCCGAACCCATATTGGCGGGCCGTTCCCACCATGATCTGATGCTTGCCGATAGCCCCCTTGGGGGACACGCTGTCATCGCGCGATCCCTCAAGCGCGGTGGACAAATCCTCAAATGATGTGACCTTGGGAGAATGGCCCGGAGTCACGTTCTTCATCCCCGGTCTGGGTTCTTCCTCGCCTCCTATCTTGATTGGCGGAGGTTCAGGCGGGGCGATGGCGTGCATCCTCGGGGCGACCGCGTTCCCGTTCACGTCCTGCTGGAGAAGTTCCTGCCTTAGCCCCGCATCCTCTCTGGCCTTGTTGACCGCGTCCCACGGGGCGGTTCCGTTGCGCCGGTAAATTTCCTCAAGGTTATTGGCGACGTGAAGGGTCTCCGGGGAGGGGCGGAAGACACCATGAACGACGATACCCGCCTTTGACGCCCCATGAGCGATGAGCATGGTCGCCGCAGCCGTCACGAAGTCCTGCGCGTCCGGCATACGCTGATTGATCGCAGCCCCAGTCCCTACGCCAGCAACCGTAGCGCCGCCGATCCCCCCGACCGTGGCCGCGACGGGCTTTGCCCCGATCTCCGCAAGCTTCCCGGCAATCGGTCCAGCCAATCCGAACGGTGCGTTCTCAGCCCCCGACTTGAGTGTTCTGATCGTGCTTGCGCCGACAACATGAAGAAAGTCGCTGACGTTGTGGATTTGCCCGCGATTGTAGGCGTCGAGAAGGACTTCCCTTGTTCCCTGCGATGCGATCCCCATTCCGGCCGCACCGGCAACGGCCCCGACAACCTCAGAGGCTCCGGTCTCACCGACACCCGGAACCGCAGCTCCCGCCGCAGCTCCGCCGAAGAATCCTAGAACATCGGTTCCAATGTCTCCCGCCGTCTGCCCCGCAGCCATCGCGAGATTGTTGAGCAGGCCGTGACCGGGTTGAACCTGGAACGCCTTGTTTGGATCTTCACCCCTCGCCATGTGAGTAGCGATACCGGCGACCGACGTTCCCCATCCCGCCTCGAAAGCGGCCAGCGGGCCGTGAGCTTCCGTCACCCCCGACTGGCGGACGTTGTTGGCGACGTAGCTTGAGACTTCCGGGGAATGCGGGTCGGTAACTCCCCAGTGTGCTTCAACGTCCTGAACCGAGAAGCCAGCATCCAGAAGCTTCTTGGTTGTGCGCATCTGGTAGTCGGCGACCTCCTGATCGGAAAATCCCGCCGCATGTAATTTTGCTATGTCGGCAGCGCCGGGAGCGATCGGCTGAGTCTTGGCCTGCCCCAGCGCCCTGTCATCGTGGAGGTGACCGGTGAACGTATCGACGAGGTAATCCGCGACCCCTGCGGCGGGGTTAAGCGTGTTCAGCAGCCCCTTGACTGCGTTTGCGACTGGTGCGTCGGGCATTAGCCGCCCGTTCGCTTGAGATAGGCGTCAGTGGATTCGTTTGCTCCGCGTGGCGGCGGCGCCTGTCTGACGCCTCCCGGTGGGGCGACAATCGGCTGTGGAGTCCCGGTGGAGATGGACTGGATTACCGATTTCAGTCCGGCCTTCCCGTCATGAACCTGATACTGCGGGATGAAGTGATATAGCCCCCTTGGATTGCGGGGGTCAGTCATCATCGTGAGGGCGTGTTCCGGATCATACCCGGCAGCGATCATCTGCTTAAGCTTCTGGGTCGCGTCCCACGAGAAATAGGAGAAGTTCTGAACGCCCGTCTGGTCCAAGTTCCCGAGCAAGGGATTGGACTTGTCGATCATCGGCTTGATGCGGGCAAGCCACTGGTTGAGTTCGGTAAAGGCATGGACCGCCTTTGGAGCGGACTGCTTGCTGTCCACGGCAGAGGTTCTGAGGAAGTGATAATCCTCCTCCGCCAGCTTGCCCTGCGCATAGGCCTTATCGACTTCGGTTGTGGTGAGGGGGTTTGAGCTTGACCCAATCTCCGATGATAACTGAACGAATGTCCCGTGATCGGTGACGGTCTCCTTGCCCGCAAGCTTGTCCTGAGTTGCGGTGTGCATTGCATTCAGGAGCGCTTCGATCTTCTCAGGGTGCTGTTTTGCTCCGGGCATCTGCGCTGCCCTTTGAACAGCCTCAAGCGCCTGCGGGGTGACAGCCATCGTAACCCCACCCGCTCCGTTGTCCTGAAACAGCGACGTCTCAATGGGGAGAATCGCTGCGTCGAAGTCGTCGGAATCCTTCTTGCGCTGCGCGGCGTCGGCGGTGTTGAACAGTTCCTTTCCCTGCCGAACCGCTTCATCGCGTAGGGTGGTTAGAGCGGACTGCTGCTCAGGGGAGAGGTATTGGAACCCGACCTGGTTCGCGATGTCCTTATCCAGTTGGTCCTTGGCCGGGGACTTGGTTTCGTCGCCTGTTTCGGAAACCTGGTTCTTGATACTTTCAGCCACCCCCCGATAGCGGGAGATGACAAGCTGCGGGAGGTATTCGCCCTTCAACTCCGTCGCGACACGCTCTCTTGTGGAAACGTCGGGAATACCCATCGTCATTCCATCGACCGCATCGTTCATCGTGCCGATAGAGCGGTTGAGGTTGCCTTCCGATGGATCTGTGATCAGTCCCGCGCCAAGGGTGTTCCCGGTCTGCTTGGCATTATCGACCACATGGGCGGTGTCCATTTCGGACTGGCCCGCCTGAACGTAGTTGAACGTCTCCTTGTAAATGTCATTGCCAAGAGTGCTGGCAAGCATCTTGCCGTGGTCTGTGCTAGCCCCCGATTGCCACTTCTCGATTGTCGGCTTGACTTCCGCCATGAAGCGGTCAGCGAAGTGCGGATCGTTCCTGTTCTCCGGAAGCGCGCTTTCGGCCTCATATCGCTGCCGGAGATTGAGCTGCATCTCCGTGCCCGTCTTGTAGAGTTCGGACGACTCCATGACGGCCATGTGGTTTTGAACGGCGTCGGCAACGCCTTTCACATCGTCTGCTAACTGGTGGTAGAACAGGCCGATCCTGCGCCCCGCGACCTCGGCGGCCTGTATCCCACGGTCGGTAGGTTCTAGGTTCGACTGAGCATTATATTCGACGATATTTGGCACGGCCTACACCTTCCCTTCGACAAGGGTTTTCAGTTCGGCGTGCATCTCCTTGATCTCCGCGAACTCGCCCATGATCATCTGATGGTCCTGTTCGGCCCGCGCCTCTGACTTGGCCCCCAGAAGGTTCTGCCCGACCATGATTATCGGAAGGAGGACCAACTGGAAGCAGTTGGAGACGTAGAGAATATCCCCCTGATAAGCCGGGAACATCATCGGAAGGAGACACAGGACGAAGAAGGTGTAGAAGCACCACACCGTCCCCGCCGCCAAGGTCATGTGCAGCGCCAGCCAGTTGTTCAGCTTTGTCATAGGAACGGGATGATCGCTGCGGCGGCCTTGAAGATTCCGCCTATGATATCGCCGGTTCCCGCTTCTTTGGCAGCGGTCGCCATGCCTTTGAATTGCGCCGCCTGCTCCTCATAGCCGGTGACGTTGATCTGGGTCTGCTCGTTGACAATCGCCTTTTCCAGCGATCCCTGAGAAATGCTTGAGCGAAGAACGTCCTGCGCGCTCCCGCTCTCCGTCAGTCCGGCTCCGGCGTATTGCGCTTTCTGCGCACCAAGGGTCCTATAGATCGCGCGCTCGGTCTGGAACGACTTGATCTGCCCCGCCTCTTCAGAAACGACGGCGTTCTGCTTAGCATATTTCGCGGCCTGGCTATAAGCCTTCCCTTCAGCGTAATCGCCAAGTCCAGCGAAGATGCCGGAGAATAAATCTCCGACACCGCCAGCTATTTGTCCTGCCCCTCCCGCGCTGATCCCACCCATCAGACGTTCTCGTTAGCCTTGTGCTGAAGCTCAACCGCAACAACCGTGCATGGATATGGACGACAGACTTCCCAGCACCACATGTTATCATAATTTGAGTTGGCGTCCACTGTTGACCAGTAAATACCGGAGAAGGCTTCTGTTAGAGGAATACTTACCGTTCCGCCCGTTGACTTGAAGTCGCACGTCCGCATCGTCAGGAAATCTACGCCAACCTTCACCCCTTGAGCGTCGTTGAACAAAACACCCGAAGACGTAGCCCTGCGATACTTGCCGAGTGACGGCCCGGTCTGAGTCATGCTCTCGTTCGGAGTGACGGGACGGAGGATTTGCCCCTTGCTGCAATAGGTTTTCCCGATGACGAAAGGAGCGCAGTACCCATTGGCGAAGCTGAGCTTCATGAATGGAGGCGTTGCCGCCGGTTGAGTCCCGCCCGGTGCGCCATCTCCAGTCTGCATCCTGTTCGCAAAATACGGATCGAACTGGCAGAACGGAGCCAATGTCAGGGTCGAGTTAGTTGCTCCACCACTCCACCAGAAGGTGTTGGTCGTGGGATCGTAGACGCCGTTATCCCACCGTGGGGTGGCGGCAATGTCGATTGTTAGGCTTGGATCGTAAAGCGTTGACATAGAGACGGCGACAGCGGGGACTTCCACTGCATCGTGGGGCGGGTAGGAATCGTTGGTGCGTGGCGCATAATCCGGATAGGCGTCGTCCCAGCCCTGTTCATCGACCACCTGAATAACAGCGGGGGCCGAGCCGTAAACGAACTGATATTCGACAAGGACAATCCTCGGTCGCGGATCGACAATTCCCCCAGACACCTTGCGGCACACGAAGAAGAACCATCGCTTCGTATAGTCCAGACCAGATGTAGTGTAGTCATAGTCCGACTGGCCGAGATAATTGTTGACCTCGAAGGCGTCTGTCACGGTATAGGCCGCTCCACTCAGGTCGGTAGAGGCCCATTGTGCCGTCATATAACCTGTGACGAATGCCGAGTGATGGTCCCACGTCGTCGTTCCGGATGGATTATGAACGTAGGTGCATGACCATTTCATCAGTGCCGGGTCGGTGGAGTTGGCGGTATGCTCGGCAGGGAAGAACTTTGAGATCAGGACGAGATCATCGGTCGCCGGAAGGTACATTGGAATGATGTCCGGTGTTGAGACCGGGGCGGTTTCTTTCTGAAGCGTGTAGCCAGATGCGTCACCGTTAGGCCCGGTGGATGACCCCCAGGGCGTGATGTCGGTAAACCCCCCACCAACTGCGGGCGTTGGATAATTGGCAGCCGTAGGTGGAGAGAATTTGTAGAGCTTGAAGTCCTTGGTTCCGCTCGGGGCACAGGAGAACAGGTACATGTTCCCCGAGTGATCCAGCACTTCCCGGTTATAGCTGGGGTAGATGTCGGCTTCTATTTGCACCGGATATGTGTACGTCGCATAGATTAGAAGATAGTCAGTAGTCGTCTCCGCCGACGTGAACAGACGAGGGATCAGGTATAGACTGGTATTGGAGCTGGATATCCTATCGACCTCGCGAGCAAATACCCACGGACTTGTCGCTCCAGTATTAGTAAATCCTATAGGTACGACAGTGTTATTTGCGTCACCTACCGGGAATACTGGAGAAATAGCTTGCGCATAGTTGTCCGAAAGCCTGAAACAATATAGCTCACACGACTGAGAATTGATCCAGAAGTTACCCGTATACGGGTCGGTCATTCCTGGCCCATTGTCATTGTAAACAAAGTTGCTGGCGTGGAAGTCTCTAGTGTATCTACGGTAGGTTCCGTCGCTTCCGCCTATTCCACTTGGAACAACTTTGCCGCTGTCGTAGTTATTATAGAAGTTCACTACTTCCGTATCTATGCTCTTCACGCAAAGATACGAGTTCCAGTTAGACGCAGGACTGATTGCCCCGTTGACGGCAACCAGCGTTTCCCCGTCCCACAAAGGATGGGACGTAGTGTTGGTGGTCGGACTACTCGGCGTGTTTTCAGTGTACATGTACATCAGCGTGCGCCGCACGGCGTCGTACTGCACGCCCTGAAATCGCTGGTCGGTGTTCATGTAGGTGTTGTTGTAGGTTGTCAGGGACGCGATCTGCGACACCCTGGTTGGGTCGTAATTCTCCTTGGCCTCCATCACATAGACGGTGGAATCTATCCCGGTCCCTATGATGTCGGTCGAAAGCGAGGTGCAGCCCATCGCCGTGACTTCGGCAAGGTATGCGTCGGTAAAGAGCGACTGCCCTACGTTAAGTGGAAGATCGAGCGTCCCGTCATCGGCAACCGTGAAGTCGCCAAGGTCGAGCCCAGCCCCCCACACGGTTACGGTCTGGCCTATCATGTACCAGAGGCCATAAACCCGGATGATATCCACCCCATCGACGGTCAGTCGTTCGGCGGCGGCCACATTGGATGCTCCGTCCAGATACCACGCCGTTAAAAGGCTATCGCTATCGTCCCACAGGGTCTGAAGGAACTCGACGTAGCAATATCCCGTGGATGGGTCCTGAGTGACCAAGGAGAGGGTATCAGTCTCTCCCCCATTGGCCGGACCGCCTTGAATACTGATGACGTCCCTGCCCGTACCAAGTTGGTGCCGGTGCCACCCGCTGAACTCGATGGGTTTAATGGGATCGTCATGCTTGTAGGTGCAGCCGATCAGTCCGCCGTTATTAAGACGCGCCCAGATGACGGGCGTGAGTTCGCGCATGTAGGCAAGCTCGGCCACACCGCTGACGGAGAGGTGCTTGGAGCGGAGGATGATGTTGTCGGCGACGAACTTCTGAGTGAAGTAGTTCGCCATATATTCGTAGACCTTGCGCCCGTCGCGCTGGACGAAGATGGTAACCCGGTCGATCTTGATGGCGGGGGTGTTGGCACTGCCGTAGTGCGTCATCTCGCGTGTGGCGATGGAGGTGGGGGTGATAGGTTCCCCGCCACTAGAAGAGGCAATGATCCATTCCCCGCTTTGAGTCCCCGCGAGGACCCCCTGTTCGTCGGGGAGCATCCACAGGAAGTTCTCTATCTCCCTCGCATTGAGGGTTCCTGAGATGCCGTTATTGTCGGCGACCGTCCCATCCTGCCCGGTTGGAGCGAAGTTGATGTATCCGTTAACGGAGAAGTCGTTGGATACCGAGGCGTCGAAGCGGTTCTTGATAGCGCCGCCAAGCCAGATCCGGCCTTGGTAATAGGCTCCGCAGGAAGGGTAGCCCGTAGTATCCGAAAAGGCTCCGAGCTGCCACGCGACAATGGGGTTGGTGTAGAGAAGGTTTCCGCCGGCCGTATTGTCTGGATAGGTGACTGCCGATGCCAGCGTTCCAACGAACGAATCCGAAGCGGTAATCGACTGGATCGTGCCCCACGTCCACGCCGCAGCCGTTGGATCGATGACCCAGTTCGTTCCGTTGTCGGTGCTGGGCTGGACGCCGGTAGAGGACTGAACGGCTTTCCAGTATGTCCCGGCCTCCTTGACCAGATTTCCTGCCGTGTATGCGGTTCCAGAAGCCCACGCCAAGGGCTCCGAAAAGACGCGGAACATGCGTCCGACATCGGAGGATAGAAACCCCTTTCCCCCGTTGATACTGGTAATCGAAGAGGCGGTGAATGTGATAGACCCGGACGTGCCGCTGGGGGTCAGGGTTGATCCGTCAGAGGGGGTGTCGAGATAGGGGCCATCGTGGAATACGGCCAACTCAAGAGTTGCAGTAACGAACGCCCCTTCCGAGTTCTGTTCCACGTTGAATATGCGCGGCGCATATCCGTGGCACAGAAGTATGGCGTCCGCGCCATCCTGAATGATCCTGATGCTTTGAAGATCGGCTTCCGCATAGGGCGTTGCGATATCGACTATCCGATAGACAGTGGCGACCGCCGTTATATTCAGATAGTCGATTAGGCTCCCATCGACGTTCGCTCCCGTTAGCGCGTCAACGATTGTGAATGTGTCGGAGGTAAGGACCGTTACCGAGAACTGCCGCCCGAGTAGCTGATCTATCCCGGCGTAGGTAGTAACATTCTCAACGGTAAAGATGGCTTGATCCCCGGTTGAATAGCCGTGTCCGAAAACAGTGAACACAGCCGGGTCGTCAGTCGAGATACCTGTGACTCCGAACCCCGGCTCCGTGACAAGATCGGCCCCGGCCCGCCACAGCCGTAAATGCCCTTCGGCCAGTTCAATATCGTAGGGTTGCGCGCTATCTACGTGATACTCACGAAGAACAGCATATTGGCCGCTGCGGGTAATTCCTCCGAGACGAGTTCCCGACCTGCGGGGAGCAGCGCCCTCCTCAATCGGGATCACGTTCAAGCAAACATTTAACCCGGTTCTATAGTCTTCCCGGTCGAAGCGGCCCTGCATCTGCGGGCTCCACTCTCCGCCGAGGAAAGATGTTTGGGCGAACGAAGCGGTCCCCATCTCAGAGCCTGCACGTAATGTAGTCGTCCAGAGGCGGCTCCACGGAACCGGTCTCGATTCCATTCACGTTGCGTGCGTCCCCCATCATGGTCTTGTAGATCTGGCTGATCGTGCCGAGCTTGGAATCCGACTGGGTAAGCGGCTCGCAAATCTCCAGTCCTATTCTCGCTGCAAGACCCTCGCAGAACATCGGGTCCATCTGGCTAACGTCCTGAATGTCGGCGACCGACCTTAGGATGATGACCTGACTGTCCGAGGTCGTGATGTAGTCACCCTCGAACACCCAATCGTCGTAGGGCAGGCCGGAAGGTGCACCGAGATAGGACGCGACACCCTGCTTTGGGTCCTGCGGCGCCTCCCTCAAAAACCCATAGGGAAGGCGAAAGACATTGCGGCTTGCCGACTGGTCCCGAGGTCCCGCGTCAATCGGATACTGGAACCGCTGGTATCGGACTGTGGCGTTGATCTGTAGCCAGCCTTGGCCGATCTGGGTTGCCGCCTGATTGGTGACTGGAACGGCGGTCCAGTAGGTATCCTCAGACGGCGTGTTATTGGTATTGAGATCGACCTTCGACTGCCACGTGGAACTGGAATAGGATACCGTGTCGCCGATGTTGTAGGTCGTCGCCGAATCCCACGCGATCGCTCCCGCGGTGGGATCGTCCGCGGTTCCTGAAATCAGGCACTGGTAGACGTTCACCGTCCCGGCAACGACGTTGTAGACAAGCTCACCGGCGTAATACTGTGTCGTGGGGTCGTACTTCGTGACCGTCTGCGGGCCGAAGTAGACCGTCCAGTACGCTTCATCGGGGCTACCCGGAGGCGTGTTCGCGGGCACGTATTGCGCCGCGAAGTAGAAGGTGTTGTTGTAGGTGATGATCGAGCCCTGCGGGTAGACCGCTGTGGAACTCCACGATGCCGGAACGAGGAACATCGTGGCCTCGTCCACCGCCCTTAAAGCCGCCTTC